AAAGAATGGATGAGAAAAAGGCTAAAGAAGAATCCAGAAAAAAGAAATTAAAAGATATAAAACATATCAAAATTAAACCCTCTCAAGGACTTTCAAGTGGGCCTGAATTAGAAACAGAAGGCGGTTTAGATGATGGTAACAAGCGTGACGATGAACGTGAGATAGGACTTCAAGGTGGCCCTGCTGGTAGTCGTGGACATTTACTTGATTTAGCCACAGGTGCAAAAACGGGCACAGGTTCAGCGATGGGAAGCATAATGACAGGTGAACCTATGGAAGATGCTTGGTCTACACTATTAAAGCGTGAAACTCCAAAAACTATAGAAGCACGAAGGAGAAGAGAAAAACGCCAAGAATTTCGCCCATCAACAGGACAATTCAAACGACCTCCGGGTGGAATGGACCCAAGAGGTGCTACCATGCGCCGTTTCAAAGCCCGTATGAGAGGAATAAAAGGTGGCAGAAAAACTGGTTTAATGAAACCACATTTGTCTGTTGAGATGTCTCACCGAGGTATTGCTACTAAACAACCCATGAGTAAAGACCCTCAAAAATATCGTCAATATATGGGGCAATCAGAAGCACGTAAAATACTTGGTAATGTAAGAACTACATTTAGTCCACACGCAAGACACAGTGCAAGGTCATTCTATGCTGGACCGACAGGTGCAGGAAGACTTGGTGGATTAATGCCGGGTCAACAAGGTATGATGGTACGACCATCTCTTCGTCGTATGTCAAGACCGAGATTACCAAGAGTGCCACGTGTACCAAGACCGCCTATGCCACCTATGCCTCAAATTGCACCACCAATGAGTAGTGTTCCAAGTATGCCAGCACCCTCGTCTTCTATGATGATGAGCGAAGACCGAACTGAAAGTGATTTTCTTAAATCAAACCGTCATGCTTCACGCACAGAATATCTTAAATTATTACGTGAATTAATGAATTTACAAAGAGAGAGATTGAAAAAAGCAGGCACGGCTTCTGCTTTTGAAGAAGGTGCTGTTCCTGCTCACCCTGCTGGAGTTCATCAACATGAAGATGAAGATGAGAAAAATGACGGACCTACACAGAATTTAGAAACTAACTCAAGTCGTTTAGGTCTTGACCCTGCTGGATACCTTGTATCGAGAAGGGGGCACATGGGATGATAGGCATCAAGCCTAGTACAATTCGTAAAGCGTGGAGTATGGTAGGTCACCCTCCTGAGGGTCCAACTGTTTTTAGAAATCCTCCACCAACGGCATTTACACCAGCAAATGAACCTGATATACCTGCTTTTGCACACAATGGAAGAGGCGCAACCATACCGGGTGAATTTTCTGTGCAAAATGGTATTATGCAATATAATACAGATGAAGGGGCTTTTTATCACGGTATAGATGCTTTAGCCATGAAACTTGGGTCCTTTTTTCGTAAATTAGGAATAAATGCATCTCCAGTTGAAGTAATTAATGCTGCAATAAAAAAATTTAATGATACACATGTTTCTGACAAACATCAAATCCCGTCTTTTGATAGTTTAGCATGGAGAAAAATAAGAGCCAATGTTTTACCACCGGGTGTAAACACGAGAAGCGAATCAGAACGAGCAACTAAAACTCACAATAATACATTAATTACAACTTATACAAATAAAAATGCTGACAAAACTCCGCTAGGGAGATTTATAGAATCATATTCAATTCCTTTTAATCAACAACTTCAACACATACTTGAAGATGAATTTAAAATTCCAAGAGATATATGGAGAGAGATGAAATCAGGTGTTCTTTATCCATATCTTTACGCACGTCACACGGCACCACAAGGTTGGATTCAATCTAACCCAAAAGAACATCCGAGTGCGCTTACTCCTGATATGATTGGACGTGCGCCAGATAAACGTTATTCTTCATCTATACCAGTTCACACATGGGAAACAACACATCATTTACCAAATGTAATGTATTATCCAGCCGTTAATAAAAAGATGGAAAAAACTGGTAGAAAACCAAGTTGGGACCAAAAAGAAGGTCTTTATAATCGTTCTGAAAGATTCATTACAGAAGCACTTGCACGAGGGCCTGAACATATCCCAAACATACCAATTACACTTAATCAAGGCACACTTGCTAACCCTGATATGATTCAAAGACCACTTCCTGAAGTTTTACAAACACCCGAACTAAGAAGGAAATTAATAGAAGATATGGCTCATTCACCTGCTTTGATGTATTTGTTTGGACGTAGTGGGCAAGGAAATTTCAGCAAGCAGTTTAACAATCTCTTACAAGTCTACGGCCTTGGCGAAGATGGGATAAGTTTTGATGACCATAAAAGGTATTTCAAAGCAGGTCAGGCGGGAGGGGATGGGATGCATTTATCTGCCGTAAGAATGATGGGTTTAGCAAGAAAATCCGGTATGGATGCAGAAGATGATTCACGTAGTAATCTTTCGACACACGATATTAACAGCGAAGAACTTAATGCAATGGGTTTTCATTACAGTGATAATTTAATTGAACAAGTTGATAGATACCGAAATATCATCGAAGCACTTGCTGACCATCAAGCCACAGCAAGAGGTCACAACGTAAAAATGGGACTAGGAGATATTCCTACAGAACCCATGATGGGGTATGATATACATGGTTTTCCAATGGAGGGTGATGATATTGCCCTTGACCCACACATGGATGCGTATTTGCATTCGATACATGACTTTGCGCCAACACCTGCATTACCGCAGCGTGAAGAAGTTCCCAGTCCTACCGGAGAGGATACCTCTACAACCCCAATCAATCAACAACCTCAGGTTACACCACCTCCTGTCTCAGTGTCCCAACAACAACAACAACTCTCCGGTAGGGCACCTCCACAAATGGCACCATTGCCGACAAGTTTCCAACAGGTAAGACCACAAATCGCTGCTCTTGACCCTTCAAGATTTAGGCAATTGACAAGAAGAGATTTCATGCCGAACATGCCTGCGGAGTTAACACCTGTTGAACAAAGAGCGCAGATGGGGCTTGCTGACCCAAGGCAAACACTTCTTACTCAATTTATGGCAAAAGGTGAAGATGAGCATTTACCAGTCATGGATAGAATCATGAAAGGGCTTGAAAAAGTACAATTCCAAAATGCAACGATAGATGATGAAATTACAAAATTCAACAGTAAAAGTAATTTTATAGAACACGTGGGGCTATCTGAGAACGATATAAATTCAATCAATCAAACCATGGGTGATTGGGATAAAGTCGCTAAAGCATACAACGTAAAATCCAACATAGTGAAGGTTATAAAAGTAAACATGGGGCGATAACTTTGAGTGATAAAATATTAGTTTTAAAACAAGCACCTTTTACACAATTTCAAGAAGTTGGTACTTCTGCACCTTCTTTTAGGAATTTGTTTAGAACTGCTATGGGGCGAAGTAGAAACCCGAGTAAAGGAGCAAGATTTAGGGCTGCTTTAGGACTTGGTGCGAAAACTCTTGCTGCTGCTTCTGCTGCTAATCAAGTCGGTTTAAACATGCAATCAAGTAACCGATTCGACCCGCTTTTACAAGGTGCAGATTATATGTCTGCTATTGACCCAACACGAAGAATGCAACAATCAGGCTTTTTACCTTCAAATCAAGCCATGGCAGCGCCACGAAAACCGGTAGAACAAATTCCTTTACCAACAAATGAGGCACCGAAGCCAACACCAGTAGGTACACCTTTGCCGTCGAGCGTTGCTAATCAACTGCCGCCAGCACCAGCACCAGCACCAGCACCAGCAGCACAATCAACAGCAAAACCAACAGCAGAAACGAAGATACCAGCACCACCGGGTACTAATTTAGACATGAGTGTATTACAACCACAAGCAACACCACAAGCACCAGTAGCACAACCAGCAGCACCAGCAGCACAACCAGCAGCGCCGATACCAGTGTCATCAGCACCTTTACCGACCACCCCTCAACAAAGAGGTCCACCACCTACTTATGGACCTCAAACTCAAGGAACAATGGGACTAACACCTGCACAAACACAATTTCAACAAATGCAACAACCACAATTTCAACAAATGCAACAACCAGTACAACCAGCACAACAAGCACAACCAATGAATATGGAACAGGTTATTGCACAACAACAAAATCCTACTAACACAGATGTAAATGAAATGTATGCAAATATTGATGCGATGGGTCAACAACAACCTGTTGCAGGTCAATCAACCGTTGGCTATGGTCAGGGCCAGCAGGTCTATGGTCCGGGCCAGCAGGTCTATGGTATGGGTTCAACTACTGCTAATTTACCCCGAAAAAGTGAAATGACTCTTGCCAATATTTTCGCAATCAACGCTATGCATATTCTCGGTGATGGTATATTCGCAAAGAGTCCTGAATCTGTTGGATTTGCCTGTGCAACTATGTATCTAAAGTCAAGGTGAGTTTGTGACTGATGATATGAAAGCATTTATCCTTGACATGGATAGAGAGATGGCAAAAAAATCATTCAAATTTTTCTTCACAGAAATTTTAGATTTTCACTACAGTCATCATCATGAGTCATGGGAACAGGGTTTGAGTGAACATCGTTATTATTGTGTTAAAGCGAGTCGTGACCACGGTAAATCAACTCTGTTTATGTCATATGCTCTTTGGTTGGCTGCTTTTCAACCCGGTACTCACATCATGATTTTTTCACACTCATTAGAACAGACACTTGAACACATGAGATTTATTCGTAATAATATAGAAAGTGCTGATATTTTACGTAATTTAAAACCTGACCAAGGAAGACCTTGGGCAAAATCATACTTTGAATTTACTAACGGCTCTCGTATCATGGCAAAGTCGGTTGGTGGTGCTACTCGTGGTTTCCACCCTGATGTTGTAGTATGTGATGACATTCTATGGGGTACGACTGGAGGTGAATTACAAAGAGCAGCAGATTGGTTCTATGGTGTTCTTCTCCCTGTTCTTCACCACTCATCACGACTAATGATGGTAGGTACACCGTTTTCTTACAATGACTTGTACGCAGAATTAGAAGAAAAAGAAACATTCAATGTAGAAACTTATCCTGCTATAGATAATGATGGAAAAGCATTATGGCCGGAACGTTGGAATCTTGAAGCACTTGAACAACGAAGGTTATCTATGCCAGCGATTCAGTTTAGCCGTGAATATTTGTGTGAACCTATTCACGATGTTGCAAGTATGTTTCCACATACGATACTTGAAGAAGCCCGTAATCATGATTTAGTTTTACTCGATAAAGCAGAAACAGAATACGATGAGGAAGGTAATCCTGCTGGTGTATTCGGTCAACACTTTATTGGGTGGGATACTGCAATTGCTTCAGATAAAAATGCTGACTATACCGCTATGATGGTGTTACGTACACCACCCGATGACAATGTAAAACAAATCGTTGGGATTGTACACGAAAAGGGTATGGGTGGGGCTGCACAGAAAAAACATATTTTAATGTTAAATAACAGATTTCAACCTGATTTGATAGAACTTGAGGGTAACAACTTTCAAAGAATGTTTGAAGCAGAACTCAGAGAAATGAGAAATGATATTCCTATACGTACTTTTATGACAACAAGACAAAGAAAAGAAAGTATCTTTATGTCATTGCTTATGGCGTTTGAACAAGGACAAATCCAAACACCATATGGTGATGAAAGAAGCCGAAAGTTCACTAATACATTAGAACAGGAGTTAAATCGATTCGGTATGCAAAAGAATGGTAAGTTAGAGTCTGTTGGAACTCACGATGACTTAGCCATGGCGTTAGCACTTGCTAATTGGGGTACAAAAGAATTCAAAGGCTCAGTAGTATTACTTGACGATATATTACCCGGCTTTGATGAATGGATTACTGGCAAACCGCACAGAAATCACAATAAAAATTCGTGGATGGTTCCATAGGAGATGATAAAATGAAAGATGATAAAAAGAAGAAAAAAGGCATGGTCGTTGTTATTGCATTGGGTGGTAAGCCACCTAAATCGCCAGTAAAAACGGCTGACCCTGATGAGAAGAAGAAAATGGATGATGCTTGGAAATACCTAAAGCAAGATTGATAACATAGGACAATCGAGTGGTCAATATGTGGGGTAGTGCCATCATAGGAGATGACTATGATGCACCAGTCATAAAAGGCGACGAACATACTGTAAAGATTATACAAAATCTGTCGCAGCATCCTCATTTTGACTTTTCATCCATACCACTTGAAAAATCATCAGGAATATATTCTTCTGATGAAATAAGGTCATATAAATTTCCTGAAAATGGTGATGGTTGGCTTAAGACCGCATACGGTAAAGATGCAGATGAAATAATACGTATGTGTAGAAAAATGCGACGTGTTAATAAAGATAATCGTGAAGAAATTGACGGTATCATAAAAGATGTTAGAACCATAAAAGCCATGGAAGTTGAAGCAACGATTAACAATTTAAGTTGGTCAGATGGTCTTGAGCATATCATTAAGCAAATGGGACTAAGTGATAGAAGTCTGAAAGCCTTGCGAAAATTTGGTGAGTCAAGAGGTACAAGTTTACAAAAAGCCTGTCAACAGTTTTTGAAAGCATATTCTGTATTGTCCATGTTAAATGAAAAAGATTCTTGGGATATGGATGACCAATCGAATTGGTCTGTAGCCATGCAATTAAGAAAAGATTCAAAGAAAATGTGGCGTAATACTTTACATCAAATTGATACTATTTCAAAGCACGACCAAAATGCGTTGGAGTATGTTTCAATACAATTAGAAAAATCAGGTCCTTTGAGTAGTCGTGAGTTAGTAAGGCGTGGAGTTGAAGTTTTACATAAATCAATTACTCCTAAAAAATTGTCTAAAACTATTAAAATGTATGGTGAAGAAAAAGACATTTTCCAGTCGAACTCAAGGGGTGATTATGTCAAGTTAGGAACGCATGGTATAATCATCAAAGATGTGTGGGCTTACGCTGCTGGTTTCCTTGATGCTGATGGTAGTATATTTATTTCTGAAAGAGGAGAACCGAGAGCAACATTCGTTGCTACAGGTGAAAGAGGTAAAACTCAGTGTGAAAGTTTACATAAAGCACTAGGATGCGGAAGACTCGTATTAAATCAAAGAATACATAAAAACAGTGTTCGGAGTCAACATCGACTTATATTTTCTTCAAAAGGAGATTTACGGCAATTATTAAAAGGGATTTTACCTCATCTCAAAATGAAATCGTTGCAGGCAAAGGCGGTTTTGAAATTTATTGATGAAGATGACAAATTAAAAAAGAGAGAATTGTATCAATTAGTTACCTATAATAATTGGAAAGATGATACTAAAAAGGCCAATAATCTCTTAAATAAGTGGGGTATCGATGCGGATACCATAGGTGGATATGCGGAGAGTTTGTAATGGCTGATGATGAAAGCAGGATAAGTCGATTTTTGTCGGCACTTGGAAAACCGTTCAAGCGCCGCCAATCTCCAACGCCGACTATGCCGCTTTGGACAAGTGGCGTACAAGAACCCGTAATGGCACAAGGAATTACTATTCCTGCTCTTTATGCCGTAAGCACAGAATGTTTAATTCTTAGAACAGTGCTTTCAAAATTAAGACAAGAAATGTTCAGAAGAGGACATTATTGGGAAAAAAAGTTTCACAATAAATGTACTCAGTGTGATGAAGAATTTACTTATGACCTTCAACAATGTAAATCATGTGGTGGAGAGGTGCGTAGTCCCGATGTTGATGAGTTAACATACCCAAAGTGGTTGTTAAAACAAGATAATTCGATGGAACAATCATTCTTGCACATTTTACATGAAATAGAAAATGACCTAAATGTAGTTGATGATGCATTTTTAATTATGATAAAGGAGTATTACGTTGACCCTGAAAGTAAAGAAGTTAGTTTTTACAGGGTGAAAGAAATGGTTAGAGGTGACCCAATCTTTATGCGTATTGTCGCTGATAAAAGAGGAGTAAGAGGTGGCAGGTACAAAACATGTTTAATCCACCGTGACCAAGTTAAAACACATACTGAGGCTGGTAATTGTGAAGAATGTGGTATGGAACTTCACGATGTGCATTATGTGAATATGGCTGGAAGTGGTAAAACGCAATACTTTGTTGAGGGAGAAGTAATACACATTAGTAAGTATAATCCTTCTAAACTCTATGGGCGCTCTCCAGTAAATACCATGTGGAGGCAAGCCATGACACTTACTGCTATGGATAATTACATGTACACGGCATATCAGAAAAGAAGAATGCCAAAAGGTATTATTTCAGTTACAACTGATAATCTTGAATCCATGAAATCGTTTTGGAAATCAGTTGATGAAAAAATGGAACGTGACCCACATTACGTACCAAAAGTTGGTATTGAATCTAGCACAGGGAGAGGTGGTGTAAATTGGGTCAAATTTATGGATACACTTGAAGAAATGCAGTACATACCAGTTCGTGATGAGATAAGAAACAGAATTGCCGCTTATTATGGTGTTTCAAGTATATTTATGGTTGACAACGGTAAGTCGGGTGGTTTGAATAATGAAGGGCTTCAAATCTTAGTTACAAATCGTGCCGTTGAATTTGGTCAAAAAGTTTACACTGAAGTTTTATTCCCAAGGTTACTAAAAAGTATGGGTGTGCATGATTGGAAACTCACATTATATCCAAACGAAGAAGAGGATGAAATTACAAGATTAAGACGTGATGAACAGGAGTTAAACGTCGCACAACGTATGACACAGTTAGGTTTCGTACCTGAATTAGTTGATGGTGTTGCTGATAGAGATATACGCTTTACATACAAAAAACCTGAACCACAACCACAACAACAAGCACCGCCACAACCAATGATGGGTGGTGGTATGCCACCAATGATGCCACAAGGAGGTGCGCCACCAATGATGCCGCCTGCTGGACCGCAGATGCCGCCAAATATGATGCAAAATATCATGCCACCTCCACAACCCGGTGGTCAAGGAATGGGGATTAGAAACCGTGGGCCAGCAGCACCGCAAAGAAGAACATCACCGGGCATAGGTTCTCCGGTTACTAGCGTACAACAAAGAGGGCCTGAAAGGACATTAGGCCAAACACGAAGTGATGCAATAAATAATGCGAGAAACTTTAGAGGAGCATAAAGCCTTTTAATGAGAACCTTTTCAAGGTAGCAGGGATGAACATGGATTTACTAAAAATGCATCCAATGGCACGTAAAATGGAACAACATCAAAAGGCGTTTTTGAGTAACCTTGAAGACGGTGATGCGAACCTTGCAAAACAACATTTGTCAGAACTACAAAAGTTGGCTGACTTTCTATCAGAAGACCTAAATGGAGAAATTGCTAAGGCGGAGAATTTGAAAAACGGTTTGATAGGACCAAATGATATTTTTGCAGGCGGAGTTCCTGTACTAAAATTCACAGATAGTCAGGGCAGAAAGGGTGGAATTGTAGGTAGCAAGTTACCGGGAGTCATTTCAAATGGCATTCGCAAATCACAATTTTCAAAAACATCAGGAACTTTTGGTCGATATTCTGAGTGATTTATATGAGTGAAGAGGGCAACGCTGAACAGTTGATGAATGCTCTCATTACAAAAATGGAGAGTATGGATTCTAATATCAATGTTTTGAAAGCAGAAAATCAAAGACTCCAGCAAATAATTAACAATCCTAATATGTTGCTAAAAAAGATGGGTTTAGTTAAGTCAAACACTCCTTTTGCAGAAGACATACAAAACGACCCTTTTAGAAATGATATGAATAATGATTCAATACTCAAAGGAAATAACTCTAGCATACCGCAAACCAATGAAGCATTTCATGAAATGTCATGGGATGAAATCCATGAGTTAGCAAATACCGCAAAAGACGGTGAGAGGTGATACCGTGAAACCAAGATTTGAACAACAAAGTTACGAAATTACACAACTGATAGAGAAAGCAGCAGGAATTGACAAAAGAATTGCTCAATTAGAAAAAGCCGAAAAATGCCCCGAATGTGAAGGAAAAGGGGCTGACTGTAAGTGTAAAGAAAAGTGTCCTTCTTGTGGAGAAGAGTTAGAAAAAGGCGCTTGTATGAAAATGGGATGCGGTGGTAAGATGGAAAAGGCGGAGGGAGAGTTTAGACTCCCAAAGGAAAAAATTACTGATGTAAATCCTGAAATTCATTCAGAATCCGGCGGTCAAACAAGAAATGCATATTATACTACAAACGGCACCGGTATTGAATCCGAAGTTGCTAAACCTAAAAGAAAAAAGGATGATAAAAAAACCGACGTGGAGGGACTTGGAAGAAGGATGAATCCCCATGAGGGAAGCGGCCCCGACAAGTCAAACTTCATGGGTGGAGAAAGATGAAGGTACTTATTAAAAAAAGTCCAAAAGCAATGTTAAGAGAAGCAGGTGAAGGCGGTATGCCTGTGCTTTGTGGTATATGTGGAGGTTCAAATAGAACCGGATGTTTACTTCACCGTGGTATGGACATCCATGCTTGTCCACAATTTCAGCCGCTTAACTAGGCGGTGAAAAAATGTTCAATGAGCAACTTGCCATTGCTAAAAATGACTTTTTGTTATCTTTATACGATGGTAAAGATATTTTTGATAGTGCAGCAGAATATCTTTTTGCATGGGAATCACTCCAAAAAAGTCCAACAGACTCTTTATCATGGTCACTTAAAGCAACGGCTGATATAATCTTAAAGGAAGTAAAAGAAGAAAAAGACGACAGTAAACAAAAATTCGAGGTTGAATTACCTGAAGGTCGAGGTTATTTGTATAGCAGACAAACCACACATGGAGAGCCAACAAATCATGTATGGAAAGACGGTTTATACGGTGCCACTTCTATTGCTCAACAAGCATCTTTGTGGCCTACATACGTTGGAACTGGTGCATCATCTTACAAAGCACATCATTTTCCTTATCATGAATCAGTGCATCCCATGAGAAAAACAAACAGTGTAACGGATATGCCTAACTTTGTGGAATTATTAAAGGCTCACGTATTAGGTGGACATGGTGAAGAAGAGGCTGAGTTTGAGAAAAAATACATAAAACATCTAAAAGATAAAAAAAGTCCATTATATTTTGGTGCATCATCAAAAGATACTCTTGGTAAAAAAACACAAAAACTTCTTGGTAAGTTAGATGTTAATGGTGTGGTAGGAAATCATCAAATGGATTTTTATGAAAGAGATTACCGCCGTTGGTTATTAGCGAATAGAGACATTGAAATTGAGTTAGAAGAACAGGGGTTAAAACCCAAAGAAATCAATGAGGTGTTAAGAAATCAACATTTTGACAGCAGGGCTAAAGACTGGATTTCCGATAAACATGAAAAAACTACTTCGTTTGATACTGAAGGATATGAAGAGAATGTAGAATATCATCCTCATGCGTTAGGGCTTGATGGATATATGTATGGTCTTGAGTGGTTTAATCCTGAAGAAAGAACGGCCATAATGAAACATATTTATGATGAAATGGGAGGTGTAGATGACCATGACACTATCACGCTTCCTAATGGTGAAAAAATTCCTACTGCAAGGATTATTCATAACAACATCATGAGAAGAACCCCTGATATGAATTATATGATGAGAGGACAGGGCTTTCATGGAAGAAATGCTCCATATCAATTGGAAAGCAATGAATCAGATTATGAAACAGGTGAAGGGGCATTCAATCAAGTAGCGATTGGAGAACTATCTCACATACCACATAATTTAGAACAATCCTTCTCTCATTACATTTTAGATGAAATAAATAAAAAACACACTAAAGAAGGTAAAGAAGAAATATCATTTTTACCAAGATTAAATTTACACACTACCAACTACAAAGATAAATATAATTATTCAGATTTATTATCTGCATCTAAAAATCATTATAAAAATAAAACACCAGAAAGTCCATATGACACGAGATTACCAATAGATGACCTATTATTTTTATCAGGTTTTCACCCTCAAACACGTAAACCAATGCTAAAACATCCGATACATGGTAAAATGCAAGGCCCTATTATTCCTTTAGAAAAAATTGAAGAGTTAGAGCAAGCAGCCAAAGAAAAAGGTACTTTACCAAGTTTAGCAAAAGACATGCGTAACGATAGAAGTTGGTTAACAAGTCCTTTTGGCCCTCACATCGATGAGGAAGCCGACGAAATATGGAACATCGGACAAGGCTATAGATACGGACCGTCACTTTTTTGGTCAAAAATGTATCAAAATATTGGCGGGCAAGGAATGTCATTAGCCACTTGGTTAGACTTAAACAATAGTGTATCTCATGATAATAGTGAATCAACTATGTTTAGATGGGATGAGGGAGGGCATTCATACTATGAATTACATCCTAATAACAAAGCCTTAGGTTATCATTTTGCACCAGAAAAAACTACTCCAATTGGACACTATGATGTTGAGAAGAAAAGATTTGTCAAGGAACATAGTAATCCAATAATACAAAATATTCTTTCACCTGTTAATAGTAGTAAAAAGACTTTATCAGGAAAAAACAATCACACAGAACACAAAACTGCAATAAATCCTCTTTATGAATACTTTATGAGAAATGCAACATCAAAAGAAAAGAAAGAACTTGGCTCTCACAATCAACACATGACGCCGCACTTGGCTTCACATCCTGTATCTACTATTCAACCGAAAACCGCTTATGGAGAAAGACCGACTGATAGTTTAATGGTTCAAAGAGCAATGCAGGCTCATATATTTAATACGTTTTTAGGAAGGCAAAATCATCCTAATCAACCTGCTAAAAAGTCAGTTGCATCGTTACAAGATTTGTTTTCGGGTGACCTTTCAGTGAGCGGTGGGGATGGTTTACAAGATTTTTTGGATTTTATGGGATGGCAAAGTAAACCAATTAGTCCTAACATGTTGGATAAACTCAATATTGATGTGAATAAAAAAGAGGATTTTTTCCCAATTCGAGTCATTAATTCTATTGGAGACATATTAAACACTAATTCTCCATCAAAAATAGTTGATTTTTTGAATAATACAGTACAAACAGATAACAATGAAAATTATTCAGCATTGAAAAATCGTTTAGGTTTTGGGGAAAAAGACGAGTTAAATGTAAATCAAGTGGTTAATTGGTTTCAAAATTTTAAAGACAACTTGCATGAAAAAAGAGTTGAGGAGAGTAAATCCAAAAATCAAAAAGCAACCACAAAAATCACAACCAGTGATACACTTGCAATGAACCATTTGTTAAGTTTAGGTGGGATGTTGCCAGCGAGAGAAGAAGAAAATAAACTTAGAGAGTCTGTTGAACAATTAAATGAAAGACTCACAGAAGAGGGTTTATCGCCCGAAGGTATGCTTTCAATAAGAGAAGAATTAACAGATAAACAAAATCAACTTACTCAACTTGAAAATAAAGCAAAACAAAGTGTATCAGGTAAACCAAGTAATCATTGGAAAATAGCAGCGCAGCAAACATTAGACCTATTAAAGGACCATAGAAAACTTGTTGCAGAAGTAGCACGTGATTTCATCATACCTAAGTATTTAGAACACGATGAAAATGCTTTTTCAGTCGATGACCCACAACAATTCATATGGAATACTCAACGTGCTTTTAGTGATGCTGAAAGATATTTACACACCACATCAAAACATGGTTTGTCAGCAAAAACGTATGGTATATCAATGAGAACAAGTGATAAACCAAAACAACATCAAGAACATAAAAACATTGCAAATACTGTTAATAACACCGGGTTTGAAGTTAATGGAAACATGTCTGTTGATGAAGTTTTAGAAGGTATGAATTTAAAGAAAACACCACAAATGAAAGAATATGTAAGAAGTTTAATTGAGCAATCCAATTTACGTCAAGTTCCTTTCAAAGCATTAACAGTGAGAGATTTACTTCTTGGTGATGATGAGATTAAGATAGGTAATATGAGTAATAATTTACTTCAAAGAAATGAAGAGAGAATGAATATTTCACCTGATGAAGCATCTCATGAAGATATGTTTCATCAAGATACTCATAACAATGACATTTATTCAGCGATAGATAACTTACAAACAAAAGTAAATGCAACTGGTGGTAATTGGAGTTCACATTATATTCATCGGATGCCCCAAATGGTGCAACATATCATGAGTCCGCAACGATACAAAGCATCTATGCAGCAACATGGTTTAGAAATGTTGAATGCTGCTCAATTTGACCCACACAATGCCTTAGGTGCTGGAAAAGGAGTAAAGAAAGTTTCAAGAAAAACCAAAAACGGTTTGGATAATATAATTTTTATTGACCCTGAAAAAGCGCAAGAAGATGTTGTTGAAGCACCTGATGAAATTATTCGTTCTGCTGGAATAACTTCTTTACCAATTGGTGCAGTTTCTCCTACCATGGTGTCTCTCTTTAGTACGTTTAATTCAGGGCAAATCCATAATGGTCATTTAGCCGAGCCTTCTCTTGGTGCTGAATTTGATAGTGAGGACAACATACATGTGGGTAGTTATGCAAAACCAATGATGGCACATAGTATTCCTCAAGAATTGATGAATATCGCCCATTCCCCTGAGGCGGTTTCTCAAGTCTTACAAAATGCACCTCCACCACAAAGCCTTGAAACACCACAATCAAATGTTAATCCTGAAACTTATTCATCACCGAGTGACGAGTTTACTACTTTAGTAATGAGTGAAGCCAGTGAGTATGTCAATTCGTTAATTGACCCCGATGTGCTTTTGATAAAATCTGATGAAGCAGATTGGGCACCACCTATTAGACCAATGCACAGAATATTTAATTTAAATGATATTGATAACTTACGTGGTTTTAGCGGTTCTTGGGTAGTTAGTAAATGGTATGATGGTAAAAGAATTATCATTGTAAAAAATGATGACAATATTACTGTTTATGATGAAAACAAGAAAAAAGTTGGAGTTAAGAAGTCAATTAAAGAAAATATTAAAAAAATAAGTGACAAAAATTATACTGTCGATGCTATACTTGGAGAGGAAGAAATAAATCTGATTGACATTATAAATTACGATGATAATAATATCGCTGATATGTTATTATTTGAACGGATGAAAATTTTACGTGGGCAGTTTGATAGTTATGAAAATGTCATAGTGCCCGGTCCACATGATACACGTATCACTGACGAAGAAGGGCTTGAAGACTCGGTAAAAGAAATAAAGAAGGAACATGATGTCATACTGTTGAGAGATAATAAGTCAACTTACATGAAAGGGGAAACAAGACATCCAAAATGGCTTTTACTTCGTGAAACAAAAGATTTCAATTTCATCGTTCTTGATAGAAGAGGCACTGGCCCATATACATACCAATTAGGCGCAGGTCCTATTAACAATGCATCAGTATTGGGTAATCGGGCAATAACCTTAGAAAACAAAGATTACATGGATATTGGAACTGCAAGAAATCAACAAAAACTTTTCAAAGTGGGCGATTTAGTAAGAGCGAAAATAAGTGGTTTAGGAAAGAAAAGAAGAGGTGGGAGAGACATATACAATGTTCACATACAAGAGATTGTTGATGAAGGAGAGGGAGAAGGGGCAGCGAGCGCTGAATCTTTAGACCTGCTTACCAAATCTTTCTCTCCAATACTCATACCACATGATGTAGATATGGAAGATAACAAATTAAAAATTATCCTTAAAGATATTGATACAGTAAATTATGAAGTTGAATATATAGAAGATAAATGGTATTTACAAAACGTAACAACAGATATAGGCGATTTACGAAAATCCAATTACTCACTTTCGCTTGCTGAAAGTTTACAACCATTTTGGGAACCTATTGCTTCACTTATGTTACAAGGTTACATTAAAAAATTAGAGATAAAAGAAAAAAAGCCACCTAGTCGTAAAAGGCAAGAGGAACAATCTGCTGGTGTATTAGATGCAAAGGATGAAAAAAGAATTCTAAAACCCACTACAATCAAAGCGGCACACGTCTTTACTCGTGCCATTGATATGTTAACAAAAGAAAAAATGACATGGACAGGTCCGAAAGGGCTTGGGATAGACATGGCTACACCTGTTGAATCACCACAAGGGCCAACAAAATTAACTGAAGATTCAAATTTACCTGATTATGATGGAAAAAAACGATTTGATGAAGAAGATGAAGAAGATGAAGAAGATGAAGAAGAATCTGTAAAACATATCGATTTACGTACAGATGCAGGTGAGTCCATCGCTTTTGACAAAAATAAGGATGAAGTTAGTATATCTCAAAAATAGATAACTATAAATAAAAAAACAAAGAATCATTCCTTTCAATGCTGACCATGCGAAGACCGTCATCAGGCATTTCCATTCTAAAGAGTGGGAATGATTTGGTTGTCGCTGGTTACGCATCAGTTGAACTCGTTGACAAGCAAGGTGACCTAATTACAAGAGGGGCACTCAATGATGCTTTTGGAAACTTTATGAAAAGTGACAAATACCGAAATGTTCAACTTGCACACTCTAACATACAAGTTGGAGAAGTTATTGACTCATACGTTGACAAAAACGGAAGAATGTGGAAATCTGAAGTGGATGACACAGGAATGTTTGTTGTCGTAAAACTACGTAATGATATAGAAAAAGCACGAGAAGTAGCAGCCGAAATAAGAAAAGGTAATTTGCAAGGCTTCTCAATCGGAGGACAAGCATTCAAGCGAGTCCGAAAAGCAGACAATTCTCATGGTGAATACCAAGAGATAAGTAAAATGGAACTCCATGAAATCACGATTTGTGAAAAAGGTATTAACCCTGAAGCACAATTTCGTATTCTGAAGGAGGATATAACTATGACAGAAGAACAAAGTTTAATGGAAATGATGAACAAACTAGATGCCCGTCTTGATGCAATGGAAAAAGGAGAAATGCCTAAAGGTTTGAAAGAACACCTTGATTCCAAGAAAGACAAGAAGGACATGAACGAAGAAGAAAAAATGTCCAAGAAAGAGGACGAAGAGGAAGAGAAAAAGAAAGACGACAAGGACGACAAGATGTACGCTAAAGAAGAGTATTCAGACTTTATCACCAGCGAATATCTAAGTTTCTTGGAAGGCACTCTCTCAAAGAGTGGTGTTGACATAGAAGCCGCTCGTGACCACTTCGGAAATCTTGAGAAGGCACAACTTGGTGGTTTCGATAACCCCGATTCAGTGGATGGTGCTGACTATTTCGCTGGACAAGTTCGTGGCCGAGGACAAGAGAATGGTTCTCCATCTACTGGAGCAATCAGCGCCGTATCTGCAACTGGTGGAAAAGAACCAGCAGGTGCAATGGGAGCAGCATCGTTGGCAAAGCAATACTTGTCTGCTAACAATGTAAGTCAAAGCGACATTCATGCCGCATATGAAGTTTACAAAGCCGCCGCAGAAGAACAACAATTCAGAAATGAACTTGAAGGATACTTCTCCAACAGGTTCACTGAAGAACAAACTGTTGCTAAGTCAAATGCTGAAAAAGCAGCCTTTGATGCACGTGAACCTCTTTCACATGTTCTCAAGAGTATTGAAAACTTAGAAGAGAGAATCAGCAATCTTACCACAGAAGGAACAGTAATCGCTAAGTCTGCTGATTCCGGTCTTACAAACATTAATGTTCCAACAACGCATGACCTTGCACACATGTCTTGGGATGAGGTACACACTCTTGCCAACAAGGTTTACCGGGGTGCATGAGGAGAAGGAAAAAATTATAGGAGATGAAAAATATGGCAAGAGATTATATTAGAACAGTACAAGACATGGAACGTTACTTCTATGGAGCAGGAAACGCTATGGGATATTCCTACAGCGGCTCAGAACTATTGAAGGCAGACAGTCCAATGTTGTCTTCCACCGCTGGAACATACCAAGCAATTTATGGCCGCAAAGTGTGGTCACAACTAAACCAAGAATTTAACGCTTTTAGCGTTCTACCAAAGAGGCCTTGGGAAAGAAGTGGATGGAGAGTTATTACCGCTCGTCCTTCCTTTACTAAGGGTGGCGGTCTTGCAGAGAATTCAACACTGCCTGACACAACCAAACCAACTTTCCAGCACATCGCTGCAAAGCCAAAGACCATTGCACACACATTCGATATGTCTGAAACTGCAATGTTCCTTGCTGACAAGGATGACGGACTTGGTGACATTCGTGCTATCATGAAAGAAGAGATGGGTAAGCACCACGCTGAACACATCAACAAAATGCTAACTACAGATAAGGCTACTGTCGCTGGAAATGACTTTGAATCACTTGACAGAATCACTACCGGTGCTTCTTCAGGAACAGCAGAAGATATTTACTCCATTGACCGAAGTGCTGAATCTTGGTCTTTGGCAGAACACAATGAGAACAGTGGTACTGACCGTGTTCT